ATGGCCACTTTTAAAATCGAGATACAAAATAAGAGAGCGGACGGAACGTATAATCTGCGTATCCGCGTTACTCACAATACCGTCGTCCGACGCATTTCTACTAACCTGTATGTAACCGGCGAGGAACTAACCCGGTCGAAAAAACTGAAAGAGGGCAAAACGGCACTGTTGGCGGAAGACCTTATAAAGAAGTGTCGTGAAACTTGTAATAGTATGGGTATGGAAATCCAGAACACGCCTATAGACACATTGGTAGATAGGTTAAAATCCGCGTTGAAAGGCGGGGAAACTTTTCGTCTGGACTTCATAAAGTTCGCAGAAGAAAAGATACTAAACCTGTCTTCTGGCACAGCCATGATCTACAGAACGGCAATAAATACTTTGCGCCGTTTTATCATGCGCGATGAACTGGATATATCCGAAATAAATGTATCTTTCCTACGTGCGTTTGAACGCTTCATAGAGGCTGAACCGTCGAAGAGGGGAAGCAACCGTAAGGCCATGACCGAAAAAGCAAAGGAGGGCAAAGGAGGCCGCGCCGTCTCTTTGTACATGTCGTGTATCCGCTCTCTTTACAATCAGGCCAAGGACGAGTATAACGACGAGGACCGGGGGATAATAAATATACCCTATTCCCCTTTCAGTCACTACAAGGTGAAAGCGCAACCTAGGACGAAGAAAAGGGCTATCCCCGTGGAAATGATACAGAAGATAATAAGCCTTCCATATAAGAAGGAAAGACCGGACGGTAAACAGTCGGCGTATAACATTGCGAAAGACTGTTTCTTGTTATCCTTTATGTTTATCGGGATGAACAGTGCGGATATGTACTATCTCATGTCGCCGAAAAATGGGGTATTAGTATATAATCGTAAGAAAACAGCAAGCCGCCGTGCTGATCTGGCCGAAATGCGAGTTAGGGTAGAACCTTGTACTGCCTTCTTACTGGATAAGTATAAAGGTGATAAAACCCTATTTAACTTTGCGTCACTTTATGCCACTTGTAAGAGTTTCAATCGGGTAATAAACGACGGACTGAAAGATATAGGTTCCGATATTGGGGTAGAAGGTCTTACGTTGTACGCAGCGCGCCATAGCTGGGCCACTATCGCCCGATCGGCGGCAGTCGGGATAGATAAGGCGACCGTACATGAAGCGTTAAACCACGTAGATAAAGAAATGAAAGTGACGGATATCTATATAGATCGGGATTGGTCGGTAATCTGGGAAGCTAATAGAAAGGTATTGGCCCTATTTGACTGGACGGAATTAGAGTTATTGTATTTGTTGTAAACGAAAAACGCTACCCTGTTTGTTGTTGAGGGTAGCGTTTTTTTATGTTGGAGTATTATATACTTCCGAATAGTCGGTAAAGTATTTTCCTATTCGTTCTATTTGTACTTTGGTTATATTCCTAAACACCATTGTACTTTTTAATTTTTCTAATCCAAATTCGGACATTATTTTACCGAAAGAAGTATTCATAAACATGGTAGGCATTCCAGTAACACCCTCCATATTTACATATACCCTCTCACTACTTTGAATAGCGTTTTTAAGGATACCGTAAAAATCGCTACCAGCATCAGGATAGGTTTTACCTTGTAAAACATTGTTTAAAATAATTTCTTTCATATCTCAAAATGTAAATTCATCACTAACTTCTGTCTGCCCAAAACTAGATATAGGTAAATCGAAATATATTAGGCTTCCTTTAAAATGAAACGGAAACATTCTGGTAATTGTTTCGACTTTCCCTTCTTTTTTAGAAGACATTAGGAAAGCGTTATTACTTATTATTCTTAATTTAGCCCCATCTTCGAGGCAAGAAATAACATTATCCAATCCGAATCCCGCGTTATGATCTTTGGTTTTTGCCGATACTCCTTTTTCAAGAGCCTTCGCGAGTGCTTCCGCGTCATCTTTTATATCGGGGAACGCCCGCCTCATTGTACTAGCTATTCCTTTTCCAAAGTCGCATATAGCGATGTGTATAACGTCTTCATCATCACAATGGATGTATGAAAAAGATACGCCGTTAGCTTCTGCGTGGTCAAAGATATTAAAATATAATTCGCTTAAACAATTATTTAACATAAAAAAATCTGTCCCAGGATATTTATTAGAAAAATAATTTCCTACGCTCATTCTATACTCTTCGTCGCGGCCTTGTACGGTACGCCATAGATTTAATCTCGACGGGTCCGGTGAATCCAAATGATCAGCTTTAGGCCCTTTCCAGTACTGAGTAAAACTCATATCGCTATGAATGAAGTTCGCTAATTCTTCATTAAGGATTTTAATCCATATCACATATCCTTTTTGCTTAATAGATTCTATCAGACATGACAATAGAACTATATGAAAGGGATCGAATTTACTTACTGTGATTGTTTCGCTTAGTGTGATGGTGATACTTGCGGGTATCCCGTTTTTCTTCCGGGCTTTGGGTAGTCCCGTCTGGCATGTATGTATTATACTTACCCAGTCTATTCGATCCGGAGAATCAAAGTTAATATTCTTAACGGCATTAGCCGAATACCTTATAATAGTATTTTTCGCCATAATAACTTTTTTAATTATCCGATTTTATTTGATTTTTCAAGATTACATTTTTGGCAAAGTAATTGTAAATTCTCAATGCTTGTATCCCCGCCTTTTGAGAAAGGGATAATATGATCTAAGTGTAAATTTTCATTCGATCCACAATAAACGCATTTTCCCCCATCTCTATTCCAAACAGCGTCTACAACATCTTTTGGTATTGGGGGGCGTTTGTTCGATTCTGGAAAAAGCTCGCCCTCATCTATAAGCTCTTGAAGAGCCAATTTTTCTATTTCTCTTTTCTTTTTCTTTTCTAACAATTTAGCTTTTACCTTGTCTTTCTCGATCTGTTCTTTATTTCTTTCGTATCGAAGTTGTGTATTAGCTTCTTGCAACTCTTTTAATAAATTTTTGCTTTCAAGTCGGCTCATAAAGAGTTCTGATTGGCTTTCATTATATTTTTCTCGGAAATATCTAATCTCCGATTGAGCTTTACCTAAGGAGCCTAAATATTTCTTATTGTCTTCATTCTCTTTAAATACGGTATTATATTTGTTTAATAATTCAGTAAATTCAATCTTTAGCTTTCTATATCTATTATAGTTATAAAAGCTTTGCCATATTATAAAAACTAATAAAGCTAATAATATTAACAATGTCATCATTATTTTATCTTCTTCTGGGTCTGACTGATTCAATTACATTAAAAATTTGTTTCACTTCACATAAATCAATAACTCTGTCAGGATACATATCGTTCAAAGAATGGATAGTGATTGTATGATTTTCTACGTTGTGATCTATGATACGCTTAATTATTATACCGTCGGTATGTACTATAACGAAATCCCATTTTCGGAGGTGTAACTTTGAATTGGCCCATAAGTGAGGTTGTATTTCACGACAATAGAGCCTGTCGCCTTCTAAATAGCTCTCTTCGGTTCCATCGTTCATACTATCGCCCTTGACCTCAAAAGCTATATAATTTCCGTGTCCTTCATGATCTACAATAAAAGGAATTTTCGGAAGCTGATCTAAATAGGTACAATCTGAATACCCATCAAGATAACCCGCATACGCGAATTGGTTTACAAGAGGAATATACACTACGTCCTGTTGAATAGGCACCGCCTCACTATACTTTGGTTCAGGATTCGCATTATTGAGCATTTCGCCTTCTCCGGTAAGAAGCCAGTCTTTTCTAAATTCTGTAGCCAATACGATTTTATTCACTGTTCCTTCCCCTATGGTCCTTTGCCCATTTAACATCTTGGAAAGATTCGATTTATCTACTCCTATTCTTTCTGCAAAAGCATTATTGTTTTCTACGTAATAATCCATTATATGCTTAACCCGGTCGATTATCGTTGTATCTCCTTTCATGTTATTTAGAATTAGTATGAATTAGTCATTTGACAACTTTTTGTTTGCATAAAATTTGTTTAGTTGTCATTTGACAACTATCTTTGCACCATACAAACATACAACGATACAAATATATAAAAATTAAAGAATATACGTATGAACGAAGAAAGAATAAACGTAAGAGGTTCCATTAACTCTTTGGGGGTTAAAGGAAAATTAAAGCTTCCCAAAGCCGGTCTTAAGCCTAGTTATGTACGTAACGCGGCTTCTTCTGTTGCAAGCGATACTGGTAAAAAGTTCTCGGTATCGGTAATAGGTGAAACAATAGTGGTAACCCGTAAATCGTAAAGTTATGGACTTATTTACACTTAAGCAACAGATAACCGAAGCCGCCGAGATATCGGCTTTGGCTATCGCCAAACAAATGTTTCCCGCATTTGATGATGTGAAATTCGATGAAGCCGTAAGGATCGCGGGCAGTGAGAGATGGTTGAGATACCATATTAAGAAAGGGCATATCAAAGCCATACGTCGCGGACCCGCGAAGAATTCCCCAATCTATTACAGTCGCTTGGACATCGCCGCTACGAAAAAGGCCGAAGCGACATTAACCGCAAAACTGGTATGATGAAAGGACTTTATCTATCGGTTAGCCTCCTACCGCTTTTCGCGGACGTATCCGCCCTTCCGAACTGGGCCTTTATCACGTACTACGTGGTATTCCTGTTGAATTTAGCAAACGCCGTAAGGCTAGTAAATAAAAACCATTTAAATTTTTAAAATCATGTTTGAAGTAAAAGTAACATTTGAAGCGGGCGAAACTTTGAAAGCCCTGGTATCCGGTTTCATGAAACCGATTGTAGTAACTGAAACCCCTGTGGCAGTTGAAAAGCCTGTAGTAGTTGAAAAGCCTGTAGCGATTGAAGCCCCAAAGAAAGTAGCCCCGAAAGAGGCAGCCCTGAAGGAGGCTCCGCGTGCAGTGGCTAAGCCATCGTTCGAGGAATTGGACGACGCTGCCAAGTTAGAAGCCATTAAAGCCGAAGTAACTAAGCAGACCAAAAACAAGAAAGGTGCAGACATCAAGTTCATGTTGGCGCAATTCGATGCTAACCGCGCGTCTGAACTTGCTCCAGAACACTATAACGATTTCTACGCTGCCATCCTGCGTTATGGTAAGGGCGAGGCCGTTACAGACATTTTCCCGGAGGATTTAAACTAAAAAGTTATGCCAGGAACGCACGCAATATTAAGCCCGTCGTCGGCGTACAGGTGGTTAGCCTGTACGCCCTCGGCCCGCTTTGAAGAGCAGATACCGGAGGAGGAAAGCATATACGCCGCCGAGGGTACATTGGCGCATGAACTTGCGGCACGTCTGTTAAGTGCTCAACCGTATGGAGACCTCACCGATAAGGAGTACTACAGTGCTGAAATGTTAGAACATTGCCAGGCTTACGCAAACTATGTACGTGAGATATCGTCAGACGAGCACGTGTATGTAGAAAAGGAATACGATATGTCGGCTTACATACCATTGCAACACGGTACATGTGACGCCTCTTTCATTAAACATAAGACCCTTTTTGTGATTGACTTCAAATATGGCGCGGGCGTGAAAGTGGCGGCTACTGCCAACAAGCAAATGATGTGCTACGCATTAGGCGCGTACGATTGCCATTCCAAAGGTAGGGAGATCGAATGTGTATGCCTGAGCATTTACCAGCCACGTGCCGGGGGCGTATCAAGTTGGGAGCTTTCCGTTGACGATCTACTGAAATGGGCCGAAGAAGAAGCGCGACCTAAAGGGCTGTTAGCCATAGCCGGGCAAGGCGATTTTGAACCGGGCGCGCATTGCCAGTTCTGTAAGGCGCGTACATCCTGCAAAGCCTATTACGATCGCTTCGCTGATGTTAAAGCGATCAAAGATAAAAGGGTTATGACCGATACCGATATAACCACCGTACTGACATACGGGCCTTTGGTTGCCTCATGGGTGGGTAAAGTACAGGAGGATGTTATCAAACGCATGGAGGGCGGCAAGCCTCTGAAAGGTTACAAGTTGGTAGCTGGAAGGGGGAAAAGGTCTTTTAAGAATGAGGACGACGTAGTTGATATTCTAATGGGTGAGGGGCTGGACGATGAAATTTTCGACAACTCATTGAAATCTCTTACGGCTATCGAAAAGATGGTAGGGCCCAAGAAGTTTAAAGCGCTGTTTGCGGATCAGATTATAACCATACCTGGAAAGCCGCAGATAGCTACTATAGACGACGACCGCCCGGCTATCGGAGCATCCGCAGCGGACGAATACGATGATTTAGTGTAAATAGGTATGAAACTAAAAAATTTAGAGCCCTTACAGACTTTTGAACTGGACGGCCAAAAGTATGAATGCATAGAGGTTTATCCCGGTGGCCGTATAGCCGCCTGTTATGAACTTGACGAAAGCGGTAATTATATACCATCTGGGGATTCTTATAAAATACACCTAGTATCAGACATCCGTTTTGATCGCCAACACGAGACGGAAGAAGACCGGGTATTAGAGGCGATATTATGAAAACGGCTACGTATCATTACATATTAAGCAATTACCGGGGTGGTTATACCAATCACTCGGTTAAAGTCGAAATAATCGGCGAGAGCGAGAAAAGTTATCAGGTCAGATATTTAGAGCCTGGAACCTTCGGACAGCATGTAGATACTGTGAGATGGGTACGTAAGCGTAATGTAAAAGACATTAAGGGAATGGCGGTAGACGTACGGACGACGCCACGACCGGAAGAAATTAGATTGCCGTACAAAGATTAATAGAAATATGAAAACTAAAGAAAAAAATCCGCTTAAGGTAGTTTTAAGTACGCATCGCGTAAGTTACGTACATGTTAAGGAGCCTTCCAGTTTCGGGGAAGACGGGGAAAAAAAGTATGATACTACGTTTCTGATAAAGAAAGATCACCCCGATGTGGAAAAGATTAAAGCCGCGATTAAGTCCGCTTATACGGCGAATAAAGAAAGTATGTTTAAGGGATTACCCTTAACCAGTCCAAAGATGTGGAACCCTCTCAGAGACGGCGACGAATGGTTAGAGGAACATCCCGAGGCAACCGAATACGAAGGCTGTTACTTCTTAAAGGCCGCTTCAAAAAGTCAGCCTAAAGTATTTGATGTAGACAAACAGGAAATACTAGACCTTGACGAAGTATATAGCGGCTGTTATTGTCGTGGTGTGATCGTGTGTTATCCATTCAATAACAAGTCCAAGGGATTCGGTTTCTACCTTAACAGTCTTATGAAAACGAACGACGGCGAACGTTTAGGAGGCTTTGAAGCTGACCCGGACGATTACGACGAAGAAGAAGACTTATTATAAACCTACCGGGCGGCAATGCGACCGCCCTTTTTAATCTTTATCGAAATGACAGGATTTGAATGTAAGATAAAGTACGAAAAGGTACACGATAACGGCCAGACAAAGAAAGTGACCGAAACGTATGTAGTGAAAGGCATCAGTTTTACCGAAGCCGAAAACCGCATAGTAGACGAAATGACGCCTTTTATTTCGGGTGAGTTTACTGTAGCAAATATTAAGAGAGCAAAGTATACAGAAATGTTTCACAACGATGAAGAAGCGGCCGACCGTTGGTTCAAGTGCAAATTAGCTTTTATTACCCTGGACGAAAAAAGCGGGGCTGAGAAAAGAACAACCGCGTTAATGCTGGTTCAGGCGGCTGATCTTCGCGACGCCGTTAAAAAGCTGGACGAAGGGATGAAAGGGACGATGGCCGACTATCAAATAGTATCTGTTTCTGAAACTCCTATAATGGATATCTACCTATGACCCATCTACACATAGACATAGAGACGTATTGCGATCTGGACGTAGGGGATGTAGGCGTACACCGTTACGCCGAAGACCCTACTTTCAGTATCCTACTTTTCGCTTATAGCTGGGACGACGGCCCGGCTATTGCGTTAGATACGTCCGCCGATACGTTCCCCGGTGAAAGCATACCTGCCGACGTATGGTTGGCACTGACCGACCCGAAGGTGTTAAAGATCGCGCATAACGCCAACTTTGAGTTCGTGTGTATCAGTACTTACTACGGGGTCGCGTTGGATATCCGGCAATGGGGTTGCACGATGGTGGGCGCGGCTTATCTGGGCTTGCCGTTAGGTCTGGACAAGATAGGGCAGGTACTAGGTTTGAGCCAGCAGAAAGATGCCAGGGGCAAGGCCCTTATCACGTATTTCTGCAAACCATGCAAGCCTACAAAGAAGAACGGCGGGCGTACCCGTAACCTGCCGGAGCATGACCCGGAAAAGTGGACCGCGTTTATGGAGTATAACGCCCAAGACGTACGTACCGAGAAGGAGATATACGCTTATATATCGCGCTTCCCCGGTCTTCCCGACCGCGAACGGGAGTACTGGGCGTTGGACCAGATCGTAAATGCTACAGGCATTACTATAGACAGGGAGTTTATCGAGGCGGCCATAGAGGCGAATACGCAGTTTACCAAGGACGTGCATGACGAACTAGTGCGTATCACGGGCGTGGATAACCCGAACAGTCTTCCCCAGTTAAAGGCGTGGCTGTTTCAGGAGCTGGGGCACGAAGTACACAGCTTGGGCAAAGACTACCTGGCTGACTCACTGGACGGCGGGCTGTTGCCCGGACATGTGGAACGCGTCTTCCGTCTTCGTCAGCTTGGTTCTAAGACATCCATCAGCAAGTATGATACCTTTCTCGCCTATGCCTGTAAAGACGGCCGCATACACGACCTTTTGCAGTTCTACGGGGCGAACCGGACGGGGCGTTTCTCAGGTCGCGGGCCGCAGATACAGAATCTGAAAAAAACGCTAAAGAGCGGCATTGATACCGCGCGCGAAGCCGTACGCAAAGGTTTGGCCGATCTGCTGTATGATGATGTGCCCGACATTATCAGCCGCCTTACACGTACGGCCTTGGTAGCGCGTGAAGGGCATAGCCTGATAGTATCGGACTTCTCCGCTATCGAAGCGCGCGTACTTGCATGGGAAGCCGGGGAAGACTGGGTATTAGATGTGTTCCATACGCACGGAAAAATATACGAGGCCACCGCGGCCAACATGTTTAACGTTCCCCTTTCGATGGTAACCAAAGGGAGCGACCTACGGGCAAAGGGTAAAATCGCTACGCTCGCATTGGGCTATCAGGGTGGTTCCGGCGCTCTTATCGCCATGGGCGCTTTACGCGAAGGACTGGACGAAGCCGAATTACCCGCAATCGTCAAGGCGTGGCGGTCTGCCAATCCCGGCATAGTAAAGCTGTGGCGTGAAGTGGAGAACGCAGCTAAACATGTAATAAAGAATAAGACCGGCTACGTACTTCGTAAAAAATATTGTAGCCTTAAATTCTTATACGATCGCGGGTACCTGTTTATCGAACTACCCAGCGGCCGCCATCTGGCCTATTACGGCGCAGGCCTGGACAAAGGGAAGCTGTCGTATTGGGGCGTAGACCAGACGAAAAAGATATGGGTCAAGACCGATACATACGGCGGGTCGCTTGTAGAAAACATAACGCAGGCCATTGCAAGGGACTGCCTTTGCGATGCAATGTACAGAATATACTATGACGCGGGGCTGCCTATCCTCATGCACATACATGACGAGGTAGTAAGCGAGGCCCCGGATAATGAAGCGCCCGACGCCCTTAAGGCAATGTATGATATTATGGCTGTCAGCCCTTCCTGGGCGGGTGGGTTGCCGCTTAAGGGTGACGGGTACATAAGTAAGTATTATAAAAAGGATTAGAGTAAAACTATAAAGAAATGAGTGGAAAAGATGTACTAAGATTACTGCTTATAAGCTACGGATTTTGCCGTAATATTGAGATAAGCACTTATGTAGGCGAAGGTGGATGGATTGGTTATGAAGTATCTGCCAATAATGATGATGGGCTTGAATATTATGATGTAAATTGTGAAGGACTACTTTTTCACATACATGAAATTCAGCATTTTATGAGAGAAGAAAATGTTGTTCCTCGTATAATGGGTGGAAACTATAGTAATAAGCATCTTCTTTCAGATGAACACTTAAAGAAGCTATTGTCTATTCCGGAAAATGAAGATTATTGTAAAACAAATCCTTATAAAAAGGCGTAAAACAAGATAGTAATGAAACAATTTATTGTATTAACGGCGGTAACAGGACAATTAGTAGCTATACGCCCGTCCTCTATTGAATACATACATGAGTCCGACTATGAATACCTGCCTGAGTCCGACTATGAAGGGCCAGTAATCTTGGTAAAAACAGATGCCGGAAAATGGTATATTTCCCCGGAGAAACATTCGGTACATTCTATAGCGAGCGAAATCGAAGAATAAGATATGGATTCACGTGATATTAAAACCCTCTCCTTCATATATGGCAGGCTGATTAACCATTATAAGGAGGACGAAGATACCGACTACATAGTCGCCCTTAAAAAGATAATTACCCGATATAGCGGAGGTAACATGCCTAAATACTATTATAGCCGGCACATGGGGAAGTACAACATCTACCGGCGCGACGATCCCGTAGTCGAAGGCGCGTGGACGTCAACAAAGATTGGCGATACCCAGAGCGAGGAAGAAGCGAAAAAGTTGGTTTACAAGCTTAACGGATGGAAATATGATAAGTCTAAAAAATAACATAACGCTGGATATAGCCACCGCCAACACCCGAAGGGCGGCGAAGTGGCAGAACAAACGTGCGACTTGGCAGGATATAGTTAATACCTTGTCAGACACCGAACGTACACCCGAAACCCTTAAACAGTATTTCAGTTACACGAAGGACCGCCAAGACGATATAAAGGATGTAGGCGGTTTCGTTGGCGGGTATCTCCGTGAAGGCAGGCGAAAGAAAGGCTATGTGGATTACCGTCAGATCGTTTGTCTCGATGTGGATTTCGGTACGCTGGACCTTTGGATAGACTTCGGGCTGATGGAGTATGCGGGTTGTATGTACACGACGCATAAACACCGCCCGGAAGACCCGAGGTTCAGGATTGTATTCCCGCTTAACCGAAAGGTCAGCCCGGACGAGTACGAAGCGATTGCGCGCGTCGTGGCTAGCTGGCTAGGTATAGACGCGTTCGATGATACGACCTACCAGCCTACACGGTTGATGTATTACCCATCCACATCTAAAGATGGCGAGTTCGTATTTCATTATGTAGACGGCCCTATCATGGACGCGGACGCGGTACTAGCCGAGTTGCCGGACTGGAAGGACCCGACTACATGGCCCGTGTCTTCGCGCGTGAAGGATACCATAAAGCCAGGTAAGGCCGATAAGGTGGAAGACCCTGAGGATAAGGGCGGGATAGTCGGTGCGTTCTGTAGAGCCTACAGTATGTACGAAGCTATCGGCGAGTTCCTGGAAGATGTGTATGAACCTTGTGAAGAGTTAGGCGCGGACCGCTATAGCCTTATAGGTGCGTCTACGTCCGGCGGCTTGATCGTCTATGATAACAAGTTAGCTTTTTCGCACCACGCTACGGACGTAACCAGCGGTAAACTGTGCAATGCGTTCGACCTGGTACGACTGCATAAGTTCGGTGATCTGGACGATACGGCGAAGCCCGACACCGAACCGACGAAATTACCCAGCTTTAAAGCTATGGCCGACTTTGCAGGGAAACTAGGACCGGTTAAAAAGGAAATATTACGGGCTAGGCGGGAACGTACCACGGCGGACGAATACGACGAGCTGGAAGAAGACGCCCGTAAGACGGTGAGTAATGACGACTGGATAGCTGAATTAGAGACGGAAGGTAAGAGCGGTAAGATTAAGAATACGATCGATAACGTAGTACTGATCTTATCCAATGACGAACATCTGAAAGGCCGTTTGGGATTTAACGAGTTCGAACAGCGTGAAACCGCTATGAAGGCATTACCGTGGGATAAGAATGTATCCAAGTACCCGAGGCCGCTCTGCGATGCTGACGACGCGCAGATAAGGCTATATCTAGAAAGGGGCTACGGCATTACAGGAAGAGAGAAGATAACGGACGGACTTACCATTGTCACCCGTAAAAACGCCTACCATCCGGTACGCGATTATCTGGACTCGTTAAGTTGGGACGGCGTCGGCCGTTTGGATACCCTTTTTATCGATCTTTTCGGGGCGCCTGATACTGAGTACACACGTGCGGTTACACGTAAGGCATTCGCCGCGGCTGTATCCCGTATCTATACCCCGGGGTGTAAGTATGACTACGTGTTAGTACTGGTAGGAGAGCAGGGGATAGGAAAAAGTACGGTGTTTGCAAGGATGGGAGGTGACTGGTTCAGTGACAGTATGCCCGAACTGAAAGACCAAAAGGCACTAGAGGCGGTCCAAGGAAGTTGGATTATCGAACTGGGTGAACTGGACGGATTACGGAGGGTGGATGTCAACTCGGTAAAACATTTCGTCAGTAAACGGGAAGACCGCTTTCGCGTCGCGTACGGCAAGCGCGTAGAGCACTTTCCGCGACGTTGCGTATTCTTCGGTACTACGAACGAAGAGGACTTTTTACGCGACGTTACGGGTAATCGCCGCTTTTGGGTGGTGAACTGCAAAGGCGCTAAAGGAACCGTATTAGTATGGGAATACTTAACGCCCGCCATTGTGGCCCAGCTATGGGCCGAAGCCAAAGAACGTTTTACCCAAGGAGAACCCTTGTATCTGGCCGAGGACGGACTAGAGGAAGAGGCCCGCATTATTCAGGATAGGCATTTGGAGAAAGACGAGCGTAGCGGCCTCGTCAGTGAATACCTGGAAAGATTATTGCCGACGAACTGGAACGAGCTGGATACGTACCAACGGCGTAACTGGCTAGCAGACGATAAGAACGTAGGAACGGTAGTGCGTGAACGCACGTGTATCCTGGAGATATGGGCGGAATGTCTAGGCAAGGACCCTAATAGCATTACGCGTAAAGATAGTATAGAGCTGGGGCGGATAATGAAGACCGTAAAGGGGTGGAAACCTTGCGGCGCAAGTACAAGGTTTAGACATTATGGAGTGCAAAAGGGATATGAGCGCGGGTAATAATTCACTACAATTGTACGGCAATGTTCGCAAATGGTGTGTAACCAAGGGTCATTTTTTTGGTTACAATTATGGTTGCTTGGTTACAAGGTATGTAACCAAAAACGTAAATAAAATTCTTGGTTACACTTTGGTTACACTTTGGTTACACCCCTAAATTATTATAATTCATATAGTTATGTACGCTTGTAACCAAGTAACCTAAAATATAATATAGAGTATAATTGTATATATAAATAGATAAAATAGGCATATATACACGATTTCATCAATATTATGCGCGTATATACTCTTATATAGAATTCTTGGTTTTTTGGTTTTTTGGTTACACAATGGAAAAGACAATAGAAAAATATTTAACAAACAATGTAGAGCAGTTAGGCGGCCTTTGCGTGAAGTTCCCGCCCTTGTTTTTCGCGGGCTTCCCTGACAGAATAGTATTGTTGCCCGGCGCGGTGATTGCTTTTGTCGAGATGAAGGACACGGGCAAAAAGCCCCGCCCCATTCAGGAGAGGGTACACGCAAAACTCAGAAAGCTAGGCTTTCGCGTGGAAGTCCTAGACAGTAAGGAAAGTGTAGACGAATTTTTATTAACGTTATGATACCCAAAACATTATACAATAGGCGTAAGGGCGAGTATTATCGCACGGACCCGCACCAGGTAGAAGCGTATGAGCACCTGATGAATAACCCGCGTGCGGCTTTGTTCCTTGGCATGAGCCTGAGCAAGACGGTGATTTCCCTTTCGTATCTGTACGATATGATATACACGGAGGCGGCGATCCTCAAGACGCTGGTAGTGGCGCCCGATAAGGTCGCCCGTATCACGTGGCCCGACGAGTTGGAGACGTGGGGGCACCTGGAAGGGGTTAATTACAGTGTAGTGGCCGGAACGGCGAAGCAACGGAGAAAGGCGTTGGATGCCGAGGCCGAGATATACATCGTGGGCGTGGACAACCTTGTCTGGCTCATAGGCCAGTACATTACGAAGAAAAACGGCAAGTACGTGGGCAAGCTACCTTATGACTGTATTGTTCTGGACGAGTTAAGCCTTTTCAAGTCCAGGGATAGCCAGCGTTTTAAAGCGTTGAGACGTGCGATCAAGACAGTAGACTACCGCATAGGAATGACCGGAACGCCTAGCCCTAACGGTTACGTTGATCTTTGGGCTGAGATTGTGTTGCTGGATGATGGCGAACGTTTAGGCGATACTTTCGGCAAGTTCGCAGACAAATATTTCACTACCCGCGGCAATGGAATGATAGTTTACGAATACATTCCCCGACCGGGCGCTCCGAAGGTAATAGCGCATAAGCTACGGGATATTGCGTTAACGATGCAAACGCGCGACTACCTGGTACTGCCTGAACTACACACTGATGATATAGAATTGGAATTGGACCCGTTCGACCGCGAGATATACGACACCTTGGAGGAAGAATACGTATTAGACTTTCTGGAAGGTAGCGAAGTTACAGTAAAGACCGCTGCCGATCTTACGAACAAGCTGTTACAGATAAGTAGCGGCGCTATCTATGAGGAGCAACAATACGATGACAAGGGTAAGAAATTACCGAGGGTATGGCATGAAGTCAACTCTGTTAAGATTGACGCGCTACGCGACCTACTGGAGGCCTACCCGGAAGAAAACGTTATCGTAGTCTACCAGTTCAGACATGAGGTAGAACGGATACACAAGGCCTTCCCGTTTGCTAGGGAACTACGGAAAGGTGCAAAGACAGTCGAAGACTTTAGGGACTGGAACGCTGGCCGTATTCGGCTTTTAATGATACACCCCGCTGGGGCGGGCCACGGCCTTAACCTACAGTTTGGGGGCCGTCGTATGGTATGGTTTACTACTACCTGGAACCTGGAACACTACCAGCAAACAGTAGCGCGGTTATTACGCCGCGGCCAGTTGAAAGAAATCTATATACACAGGTTTATAATTAAAGGGACGCGTGATTTACGGGTTCGCAGCCGTCTGGCTTCTAAGGACAGTAACCAGACGTTTTTACTAAATGAGATTAAAGATTTAAGAGCCAAATATCATGGAAAGGATTAGATTTATAGATATCGCGCATGCAATGAACGTGCACACCTTCATTATTTGGGAGTTTATTCGCCGCTACGGGCACGAACGTGACATAAGCAAAGACAAGTACGGTAAAGGTGATGTAAGTGCCGCAGAATGCCGCAAATGGATTAATAAGCTGTACAAGTACATACGAGAACAGGACTTCACGTATAAGCAGGATATCAATAAAAGGCAGTACTTGTTTAGGGATATGAGGAAGTACGCGGAAGAGAAGCAGAACGAACGGGACGTACCCCGGGAATATTCGGTAGACAAAGACGGTAACATCATTCGTTATTCTTGGATGGGCGCATCGAGGACTTTCGGGCATGTATGGAGATGGGTGCCTGAGTTAGGGGGATGGGCTTTTGTCGAGGTAATACGGTAGCCAGATGACTCGCCCAGATTTCAGGTTACGATTTTCGGGGTGTACTTTTGTGTCGTTCGCGCGTTCCATAACCAAAACCGCGCGCGCATTTTACCCACTAAAACGTAACACATGGCAGGAAAAAAGAAAACCGTCGTCGCTTCGATGGACGGCATACAGAAAGGCCAAGCCACGGGCGTAGCGCCTACACCAAAAAAGAAGATCAGCGAGTGCGGCGAGCTGTACGAGGTAATCCAGACCCGCGGCGTACATGGAGCGACGCTTAACAGCATAGAGGAATGCATCAACTACGTAGCCGAGTACATGCAGTTCTGTAAGGATAACCCGTACTTCACCTACGAAGTAATTAAAGGCGGCGCAATGGCCGGGCAAAAGATACCCATAGAGAAGAAACGTTCGCCGTCTGTCGGCGCATTCTGCCTGTTCATAGGCTGGAGCATCAAGGACTTTAACAAGAACCTCGACAAGCTGGGCAAGCTGGCCGAAGAGGGCAACGTCGAGGCGGAGAACCTGCTGCTCGGCTATTCCCTCATAAAGGAGCTTATCACTACCGATATGGACGAAGGGGCGCTCGCCGGGCTGGTGGATGCCACGTACATGGCTAAACTGCGAGGTCTGCGCGAGCTTAAGGACGTAACCAGTGGCGGCAAGGAGGCAGGGACGAAAGCCATGCAGATCAACGTATTGTCCCCTGAGGCCGTAGAAAACCTTAAAAAGTTAGGGGGTATCTAATGAACGTGACATTTACGTTTGAAAAGCTGCTGGACGCTTTCGTTAACCCGCGTATCCGAGGTATAGCGAACAAAGGCGGTACGCGTTCCGGTAAGACATGGGCAGCGTTGCAATTATTGCACATACTATGCAAAAGCTGCGAAAAGCCGCTTGTCGTGTCCTGTGTTGCCGCGACCCTGCCTATGGTGAAACGGGGCATGCAACGGGATTTCCGCCAAATGCTGATCGCCGAAAGCGAATGGGACGAAGAGGCATTCAACAAGACGGAAGGGTCATACACCTATCAGAACGGAAGTATGATCGAGTTCTTTGGCATTGACAACGCAAGCAAGGTGCACGGCCCCGCGCGTGATATACTGTTCGTGAATGAGGCGCAAAGCATACCGCGCGAGACATTCCGTCAGCTTGATATCCGTACCCGCAAAAAAGTGATTATCGACTTTAACCCTGTGCGTAAGTTCTGGGGGGAAACGGAGTTCGTAGGCGACCGATACGTCACTATCCATTCAACGTACAAGGATAACCCGTACCTGACCGAGGAGCAGATCAGCGCGATCGAGAAGAACCGCAACGATGCGAACTGGTGGCGAGTGTACGGTGAAGGTGAGACGGGCGGCGTGGAGGGTAACGTCTACCCTGAGTACGAAGTTATCGAGGATATGCCGGAGACGTTTACAGGCCGCTGCCTCGGTCTTGACTTTGGGTTCGTGAATGACCCGACCGCGATAGTAGACCTGAGGTTTGAAGGCTGGGACCTGTACGTAGACCTGCTTTGCTATGAGACAGGACTACTTAACGCCAACATCGCCGAATACCTGAACTCCAACGGGCTTAACCGCATAGTGACGGTGTGCGACAATGCCGAACAGAAGTCGATCGTAGAGCTGCAGCAAAAGCGCGTGAAGGCAATGCCGTGCATCAAGGGGCGCGGTTCGGTGGCGGGCGGTATCGCACAAGTCAAACAGTTCAAGATGCACGTAACCAAACGTTCGGTCAAGATGCTGGACGAGCTGGATAACTACAAGTGGATCAAGGACGAATCGTCCGACACGTACACCAACGAGCCGATAGACGCTTGGAACCACGCGCTGGACGCGATGAGATACGGAGTTGATTACTTAATACGAAAATACCGTCCGAAATGAAAAAGTTACTAAGGAAAATCGGGTTCAAGTTCTCCATGTTGAGGAACCGGACCGTGTTACTACGCATCTGCAACTTGCCGCCCGAAGGTATGGCAACCCTGACCCATGACGAGGAGAAATTGTTGAAGGCCGTTATCAAATACCTTAAGCCGTCCCAGGTTGCCACGCGTAACGGTAAAGCGGTATACCGCCTTAAGAGCATTGAAGAAATAGGTCTATGGGCTATTTTGGAGACGCGTAGAGCCGAAAATCCCATCAGACGTATAGAAGCATGGACGGACGACAATTATTCGCCTACGACGCTATTAGACGCCGCCAAGCTCGACAAGTACATAATCGAGCAACTGGAGTACGCCGACAATCTGGAACGCGTCATTTTCCAGAATATGCGTAACACTGGCGAAAGCGCGCTGACAGGCGACGAGAACATCAGGCAGGCGAAGAACCTGCTCGGTCTTGTACAGATTACCGCAGAACTGTTTCACTGCAGTTTTGAGGATGCCAAGAAGATGAACTACTCCGATGCGATGCTCGCCATTGCCAAGCGTAACGACGAGATCGAGAAGGAGAAGAAAGAACTTAAGAAACAGCAACAAAAATACCGTTGATTATGACATTCGGAGATATACTTAACAAAGCGAGTGTGCGGGCTTTCCAGATGGGAAAGACGCTCGTGTTCGGAGGCACGGAAGTACAGAATGTAGCCGCCAACGAAATCAGCGATGATTTCTTCACGCTGGATGTGTCTAACGGTTCTTATGTAGACCCTAACGTTCCTAACGCCGTGTCATATACGATCATCGTTCGTTGCATGGGCGTATCGGCGTATATGCGCGATGATGCCGTAGAGATTGAGACGCTGATACGCACCGACCTGTTAATGCAGGAATTCCTGAAATCGTTCATCTGCGGGTACGAGATTAGCGGCATACGGCTGAACAAAGTGCAAAACCAGTATGATAGCATCAAGTCGGGTTGGGAGGCGACATTGGACATCAGCTAATGGACAGTGAAATAGTGAAGTTGGTGCAGGGCGTACGAGATGAAATCGTAGCTAACTATTACCGGATGAAGTTAAACGCGTCCGGCGAGTTCGACCGCGAGACTAAAGTCGTAGAGGATGGCAAGAGCATAAAGATAGTCGCCCCTGCCTACATTTACCAGATGGAGGACGGACGAAGGGCCGGAACCATGCCGCCCGTATCCGCGATAAAGAAATGGATACGCGACAAGAACGCCAATGCCGGCACGGACATTCCCGAAGAAGCCGCATGGGCTATCGCCTACGCCATCAAGCGGGACGGCATACAAGTGCCCAACGAGTTCAATACGGGCGGAGTGGCGAGTAGCATCCTCAACCCTGATATGGTTAAGCGGCTGACGGTGGAAGTGAACCGCATCGTATCCACCAAATTACTAACAATTTTAAGTAAATGATATGGTAATAAAAGACTTACTCACAGGTAATACCGCAACGGGCGGCGGAAACCTTAACGTGGGAGCCATCGGGGCAAGCCTGTACACACCTTTACAGCTTACGGGCACGGGGAACGTAACGTCATTACGGCTATCATATTGGCGTAACGGCGTGAATACCGGAATCGGCGGTTACATACAGGTGTACGAAAATATGATATTGGACTTGTCCGTGATGGCCGCAGCCGCCGAATCCCTTCTTAAAAGCACGGTTACTACCACCAACACATACGACTACGTGAGCGTATCTTACACGGAAGGAGCAACAGCGTACACTATAGCACTCTATGTCATACACTTCCCAGCCAGATACGCGAAGTTTGCCACGTCCACCAGCCTGCAAAACTTGTCGGACTATTCGGACGGGTATTTTGAACGCCCGGACTTTGCCATATCCGGCAGCTCCCCTCTGGTAGGAAACTACTACACGCAAAGGGTGTGGTACGGGCAACGCGCCGCCAGCCAGTACATAGGCTACCGTAACGAAGGGGCCTCTGGAACGCCTACAAACGTGGCGCAGGGCTACGGGTGGAACCTCGCCAACCTAAGCAACATTGAGTTCAGGGTTAACGGCAATGGCGGGACATGGGGATATGCGCGCTATAAACGCCGATACCCTTACTGCCCCGACCGTACCAAACGCGTTACGCTTAAATGGCTGAACTCATACGGGCTTTACGACTGGCTGCACGTTTATGCCTATCAGATACAACCCGTGGTGCAAAGCTACTATTATGGCGGGGCGCGCGTGACGTCGTACACTATAACGCTGGCCATACCCATAACGGACGAGAACAATACGGCCATTTTATCGCTTTGCCGATCAGCGGATATCCAAGGAGTGTGCCCCATAGACATCAACCAGTGGGCGCGCGTTACCGTAACCAATCCGACGGCATACCTCGTTCAGGGCGGTGCGCTGGGCAAGTCGGTTAACCTGAAATGTAAATTTGAACTAATTGAGGCATAAACATGGAAGTTACAATAACAATCGACGGTATTAAGCTTGACGGGTTATCCGCCGGGTCTGTGAAACTGAACGTGCAGAACGTTGATCCTATAGAGTTCTCCGAACCGACGGTAAGCTATTCTGGTTCGATCAGTGTTCCCCGGTCGGAAGTTAACGACCGTGTGTTTCGGGCTATCCGTTACCCGTGGCTGTACACCCGTAAATCTCCATATTACGCTAACATAGGTTTTGGCGGGCTGACATCCCCGATCGGGTCGGGTGTGTATAGAGTAAACGTTACCGCCTCTAACGACGCGTACAATATATCCTTGGTAGATCAAGCGAACAAGTTATCCGATGTAAAAGCTCCCTGTATGGCACGTCCTGTGGGCGGCGGTACAAGCGAGTGGAGATCATCACTTGATTCCGCCTTGGCATACGGGTATGGTAACCAGATAAACCGACCTGCCATAGATTACCCGTCATACGGTAGTCTGGTACCAAATTATAGGTTTGATATAAATGATAACGACGCAATCACTACGGCGGGCGCAGTTCTGGATAGGGAATCGGCGCTTACGTTTGTTCGGTCGTATCCTACATTGGACGGCCAGTATTACCCGTCGTTGAACATGATGTTTTCCAACTACCAAGTTGCACTCCCTATCGAACAGTTCGACAGTGTGGATTTCTCAGTAGTCGCGCAACCCGGTAGCTTTGTCATAATGCCATCAAACGCGCCCGCTACTATATATCTCGTGTCTAACCGAAGTAGTGCCGAGTATATAGCGTTTACACGTGGGGCTGCATACGTGGACGGGGCGTATAAATATACGGCGGACACGTCGCAGTTTTTAAAACTCCGAGGCGTGAAGAACAGCGCTACATACTTTTACTTTTCGGATAACAGCGCAGGAACAGGTACGGTACGTGCGCCATACACGGGATTATCCGCAGCCGAGGCGTACGGCATTACTTTGCGGGTGTCCGCGGTATCGAATCCCGATGCCTCCACCACGTCTGTGTTCGACATAGGGTTTACACAGGCGTATGACTTGGTTCAAGCTTACTGCAAAGCGTTCGGATGGACTTATGACTATAACCCGAATCCGTTTTCCTTAAAACTACGCCCAATAGTGAGTGACACCGTGGTTAACTGGACGGGTAAAGCTCAAATAGACACGGCTGTGTACGCTCCTGTATCCAACATGTCACGGGGATACTTGTGCAAGGTAGGAGAGCTTTCCGCATTCGTCCGAGGTTCTGACCGGGCACTTAACGCGATAGCGAACGGCCCGGAAAGCAATCTCCCTGTTGCTGGTAGGGCTGCTACTAAGACGGTTGATATGGTTCAAAGTTCTACGGGGTTTATTGTTCTTGACTGGTTTTCATCCCCCGACGGCTACCAGACATACTTTAACCAGCACTTCGCAAAGTTTACGCCCGGGTGGCAGGTTACTTGTACCATGAACCTGAGTTACTTTGACGTATTGGGAATGGAAATGGATGCCAAGTATTTCGTAGGTGAGCTGGGCGGGTATTTCTACCTGAGAAGTTTACAGAGTTGGGACGCGTCTAAAGAGACAGCCCAGGTTACGTTGATAGCAATTAACAAATAATTATCGATTATGGCAGAAAATGTTACATTATTGGATATATCGTTAGACTCGTCGGGGGCGCTTGACGCGCTGGACGAGCTTATCGCGAAGTCAATCGAACTTGCCGACAAGAAGAAGCAACTCAGTGCCGCACTTAAAGACGAGCAGGCGCAGGTAACGGCAGCAGGTAAAGCGTTTAAGGCGGGGTCTCTATCGCAGGAAGAATATCGAAAGGTAGTAGCCAACTCGACAAAAGCTCAGACGGAGTTATCCAAAACAATGATAGAGACAAACAAGTCTATAGCGGACAATAACGCCGAGATAAAAGCTAACACTACCCTTTTGACAAGTCAGGAGAGCAGTGTTAACGCGTTGCGCGCCCAACTTGCCAAGAACACCAAGGAGCTAAACGCCATGAGCGCCGAGACCCGTAACAATACGGAGGAGGGCAAAAAGCTTGCAACCGAAACCAAGGAAATTTCCGACAGATTGAAGGAGATGGAGAAGGCTGTAGGAGACAACAGGCGTAACGTCGGTAATTACGCGGAAAGTGTTCAAGAGGCGCTATCGAATACGAAAGGCTTATCAGGCGCTACAGGTGCTTTAGCCTCCAACATGTCGGGTGCCATGGGAACCGTCAAGTCATTTAATGCGGTTCTGAGGGCTAATCCTATCCTTGCCATTGTCGGTCTCATCTTGACGCTGATATCAACGGTCGAAAAGCTGATGAAGCGCAACACGGAGATGGCTACGAACCTGAAAGCCGCGTTTGCCCCGTTCGAAGTGATATTTTCCCGCATACTGGACGGCATTACGAACATGTTAAACGGCGTTGCCAAGGCGATAGACTGGGTATCAACCAAGGTTGTTTCCCTGCTGTCTACTATAGGGCTGATATCGGGTGAGACTGCTAAAGCAGCGAATGCGGCAAAGGAGCTTACAAGGCAGGAGCAAGCCATCTACGAGATGGAAACAGACTCTTTGACTACATTATCTGCCATGTCCCGTGAACTTGCTAACCAAAAATCTATTATAGCCGATCAAACAAAGTCCATTAAGGAACGCGAGGCAGCCGCAAATCAGGGGTTATCCACGTTGAAACAAATGGAGAATATAGAGGTAGGAATTCTCCAAAAGAAGTACGATCAAATAAACGCTGAAAAGGAGTTAAGCAAATCAACCGCAGAAGAGAGACGACAAGTAATGGAAGCTCAAGCGGCATTGCAAGCCAAGCAAGCGGAGTATGCCGACAAACGAAGGGAACTTATTTCTCAGCAAAGTTCATTCGAACAACAGGAGATCGCTAAAAACTCAGCCGCTGCAGCAGCAGCCGAACAGGCAAAGGCACAAGCGGCTATCAAAGCTACGGAGGAAGCAGAGAAGCGGAAACGAGAGTTGCAGCAAGAAACTATCAAACAGATGGAGATAGCTTTAACGACACTCGATCTTTCCATTAAGGAACGCGAGTTGAACAACGATACGAATGTTACTAAGTTGGCCAACCAGCAGGAACTCGCCGAAAAGAGCTTGGAGATCGAACGCTATCGATTGGAACAAGGATTGATAACTCAGCAGGAGTATGCCAACAAGGAAACGGCCCTAAAGTTGGAAACTATGAAAATCCAACAGCAAATGGAGGCCGACCAAGCCGCACTGGATAAGGAAAGGCGCGCTATGGATGAAGCCAATCGCAAGGAACTGGAGATGTCAGAGATAACGAACCAGTATGATCTAAGGCAAGCCCAGTTGGATGCACAATACGCACAGGAGATGGCAGCAGCCGAAAGGATAGGCGCGGATACAACTCTTATACAGCAGAAGTATGAAAAGGCCAAGGAAGAGATTGCCAAAGCACGTGTTAACGCTGAGTTGACAATGGCGGCGGGATTGGCAGGCCAGATGTCTTCTTTACTCGGCGAGGAAAGCGAGGCCGGAAAAGCCTTTGGAATTGTACAAGCAACTATCAATACTTACCTGGGCGCAACTAAAGCATTGGCGCAGGGCGGTATCCTTGGTATCGCACAGGCAGCTATCGTTATCGCTTTCGGTATGAAACAAGTAATGTCTATCGCCAAGCAGAAAGACCCTGACACGAAAGTCAATACCAGTGTTAAGAAGTACGCGAAAGGCGGTCAGATCGTCGGAAGGTCTCACGCTCAAGGTGGCGTAACGTTCCGGGGAGATAACGGGCAGGTATTTGAGGCCGAGGGCGGCGAGAACGTTTATATTATGAAGCGGTCCGCGAGTGCCGCGATTAACGCGTTATCGGCATTGAACGAGGCGCACGGGGGAAACTCGTTCGCTACTTCTGGCCTGTACAAGTTCGCCGACGGCGGCATGGTGGCGAGCATCTCGGAGGCCAACCGCTTAACCCGTCAGATGGATAACATACGTTTGTCGAACGAAAGTATAAACCAATTGGCAGGGGTTGTTATCGGCGCTGTTGCAAACATGCCTAACCCGGTGGTATCCGTTCAGGATATAAACTCGGGACAGAGTGACGTTGCGGTAGTGCAAAATTTAGCAAGCTATTAACCAAACGACTCACTCAGAAATGGCGGTTGTATTTCAACCGTCTATTTTTGCACAAAACGGAATTTATGAAATTTGAAAAACTAAGAATCATTCAGTCGGGTACTACCGCCAACGTCGGAGAATGGGAAGGCGGTATATACCCGTTAAACATTACGAACGATGCCGTTCAGAGCGTTGTAGCGCTAGGGAATGAAAAGCCCGTTCATTGCAGACGTACCCACAACGGCAAAGATATGCTGGACGGGTATTTAGGCAGATTCACCAATTTCGTTTATGATAACGGGGTCGCCTACGCAGATTTCGAGATGTCCGAAGCTTTGGAAAAGGCGTATCCTAACGAAGCCGCCTTCATCGCGACAATGATCGCAAAAGAGCCTGAAATGTTAGGCATTTCCGTTATGGGTATGGACGAAAGGATTTTGAACGGTACTGCAATAGATGTTACGAAATTTGTCGAAATATATGCGTGCGACATTGTAGGTTTACCCGCAGCCACTTCAAGTCTATTTAATAATAACCAAAATGAAAAGAAAATGAACAAATTTTTCAGTGCTTTTGCATCAATGCTAAAGAAAAGCAGTTTTGCCACTGAGACCGTGGAAACGGTAAGCGGCGATAAAGTAACGATTGAAGCCAAGGGCGAAATCATGGCTATCGGCGATAAGGTCTTCGATAGCGATGGTAACGTACATCCCGACGGCGAAATCCGAATCAAGGTTGACGACGCCATTCTGGTTTTGCGAATCGAAAATGGAATGATTGCCGAGGTCAAACCGTCCGAAGACCCGCGCGATGAGCAGGAGGACGAGATCAGAGACGAAAGAGAGATCGGCCGCGAAACCCGTAGATCGGGTGGCGTTCCCGACGAGTTCTCAAACCGCCTTGCCGCTTTGGAGGCTTCCGTATCTTCGATGGCGACCTCTGTTAATAACCTGACCGCGCAGTTCAACCGTGCAACCCGTACGCCGAACACGGCGGGATCAGGAATGCCGAGAACCGGCAAGACTCAACTAAGCAAATCCGCAGTTTCCGAAGCTGCTAAAAGATTTTATAACAAATAAACAAAAAAGACTATGGCATTTACATTTACTGACCTTAATAAACTAAATCTTAACAGCCTTAACGATGTGATCTCGTTAACCGTCGGCTTGGCTGGTGAAATATCGAGAGGTATTACCGTACTGAACGGTATCGCAAACAACACTCCTGTTGTGTCTCTTACTGCAGCGGACAAAGCGCTGAAAAAATCCGCGGGTTGTGGTGGGACAAACTTCTACGACTCGATCAGCGACAAGGTTAAGTATTACACCATGGCGCCTATCGAGTTGCCGATCGAAATCTGCTTGCAAAACTTGTGGGGCAAGATGGTAGCGCGCGGAATCAATCTCGACGACAATTTCTCCGAAACAGAATTGGCGGGATTCATTCAGGCGGAAGTTCTGAAAGTGCTGGAAGCGGACCTGTTGCGTTTGGCTTGGCTGGATGGCGACGTTACAAGCTCGGCCACAGGATACGGCATCTTTACTAACGGTGGTATCATCAAGCAGTATAAAGACTCCACAATGACCGAAGGCGCGTTGACTCTTACCACCGAAGGCGTTCTTACAGCCCTTCGCGCTTGCGTTGACGGCCAGCGCCCGGACACTTTAGATCGCTCGGAGTTCTTCGTATCATCCAACGTCATGCGACTGTACAAAAACCTGTTGGAAGACAAAGGCAACAGCGCGGCACAAAGTTTCTTGGTTGACGGAAGGCCTGAGTATTTCTTTGAAGGGTACAGGGTTACAGATTTGCGCCACGTGTCTAACGCCGCTTTGGCAGATGGCGAGGATACGGCGTTCATTGCTTTCACTCCGAAAGACAATATTCAGCTTGCACTGGAAAGCGCGGAAACGGTTATTTCACCGTTCATTCAGGATGCTAAGAGCCGTAACTACTACTCACAGACCTTGTTTGCCGCTGACGCAATGTTGGTTGCACCTGAGAAAATGCAGTTGTGGTTAACCGCCCGTGCATAATAGGATAAGTAATTAACATATAAAAGGGGTTGGGACTAAAAACCCTAGCCCCTTTTTCAATTAATAGAAATAATATGGGAAAAACTTGTTTAAATAGACTACAGGGAAGTATCCTTACTGACTGTACGTTACCCACACATGGCATAAAAAACATATATTTGATGCACACCCAGGACGCGGCATTAACCTTTTCTACCTCGGGGTCTATTCTTACCGTTACCTTTACACCAGGCACTGGTAGCCACAAGGTGGAAGGGTATAAACAGAACATCCAAGTAACTACAGCAGTCAGGGCTGCGGACGCCTCCAACAAACTGGATATATCAGTCATGTTTAAAGTTCCGGCCTCAATGGTAGCACAAGGCATCCAATTATTGGGCGGGCGTTTTTATGTCTTGATAGAGACTAATAGCATGGGGTATTACTTCGTTGGCTCTATTTCTCCGTTGGAATGCTCGGGATACGATTTAGACCTAAATACTAACGGACAGTTAGCAACTGTTACTTTAACTGCACCAGACGGATCGGCAGGAAATTATTTGCAATCTGTGAACCCCACAGCAATTAATACAATTCTAACAAATATAGCATATTAATTATGGCATGTATATCAAAATTAGCAGGCGGTTTCGAATATGACTGCGATACTGGCTCAACGGGGATAGAAAACGCGTTTATAGTTAACAAAGAGGATATAGTGTCTTTCACTTTTGATCCTACAGCTACCTCGATTGTTAGTGCTGTAACTCTTGCAGCGGGTGCAAAAGCTTTTAAGATCGACACCCCTAAACGAACGTTAGTAGTTACAGAAAGTCTGAAAATAAATGAGGGTGCGCCCAATGCTTTATCTTTTTCGGCTTCTCTAACCATAACCGCAGTGAATAACTTTACGCTCAGACAGAATGTTTTACGGGCAATCCCTAACGGGTCGTTCGTACTCTTTACAAAAGAGGCAAACGTTACATATCGCGTTTATGGGCTATACTACGGGTTATCCGCAACGGCATACGACCGTACAACCCATGATAACGGAAATTGGATAACGGTGAATATGGAAACGCCTGAACAGTTTATTGGGGAGGATAGTTTGCAGGTACAGCAATCTACTTATATCGCTATGTACGATGCAGCAGTTTATTAATAAAAAGAAAGGAGAAAAATAATATGCCATGCTTGAGTTCTATATTAGGAAGCCAGTTGTTACCGTGCGGTGCGCCTCCAGTTGCACCACTGGGCAGACCCGTTTCGGCAAAAATAATTAACGCGTCAAGCGTTGTGAGTTATACTATTGGCGGTACACCCGCAGTTGCTACAATAACCCGTGCTGCGGGTACGCCCGCAGCCGCATCTGTAGAAACGGCTAATGGTGCACTTAAAATAACGATGGGTTTAAAAGGCGGGGAAGTATATCCGCAAGCAATTGACCCTACTTTTGATTTGACCCTTTTTAGGTCTGATCTTATATCGACTGTTCCAGGATCTACCAATGGTTCAGGTATGAACGGGCAAGTAATAATCGCTGTTGATCACGGAAACGGTATATATCGTGTTTACGGCCTGGGTTATCCGCTTGAATGCCTGTCTATTGAAAGTGATACAGACGGTAACGGCTATATTCGTACCACCTTCGGTGTGGAAGAATGGCAAACGGGGACTACTGTATATCGGATGTCAGAATCCGATTATGTAGCGTTGTCAACCGCAGTACCCGCGGGGGGGGGGGTGATCCCGTAACCCCATAAATTCATTAGATGAAAACCTATTAGGGTAGTCAACAAATTAAAATTTTTAACTGATGGCAAAAGCAACAACTATGAGTGCACAGGCAGACAATGATCAGCCTGTTATTGACACTAATACGGGCATTTCCGTATTGAATACATTACAGGAAAAAGTAGATGCATATTTCAAATATACAGGTTTGAAACTGGATTACAACTGCCACATGGACATGGAATTTGTGGAACTTTGGTATCAAACTAAGTATTTGACTGGCAAGGTGTACAAGTGGGCTATGAAGCCGGGTGCGCGTATCGTCCACTATGTAGACGGGGTTATCTATAAAGCCGCCAATATGACGGACGAGATCGCTGAACGTCTCATGAAAGAGAATCCAGCATACGCTGAACAATTTATTAACTTAATGGAAAAATAATATGTTAGGTTTTAACCGTTGCAAGCTCATTGTCGAAAGAGCATTAAAATTAACCGCCAATACGGGCGAGAAGGTAATTAACTACGGGGATGGAAATCTATACCCACAGGAAATTTCTGAGCTTATATACGCCTCTAAGACTGCAAGTGCGGCCGTAGAAAAAATGACGGAAAACATTATCTGCGAAGGCTTTAAAAACAAGGAATTCGCAGAGAAGACGAACGGAAACGGTTATAACATGAACGACATATTAGAGACCACCGCCAACGATATTTCCCGTTTTAAGGGCTGGGCATGGATAATCCAATACGGGATCACCTCTTCGGGCTACAAGCCTGTTGACGTGTATACCGTTCCGTTCGAATATGTCCGGGCGGAACTGCACGATAACTATCGAAAAGACCCGACCATTAAAAGGTGGCGCGTTTTCAACAACTGGCTTAAGGAGAATATCAAAGCTACCAACGTCTCGGAGAACTCAACGGAATACCCGACGTACGATCCTGATCACTTCGCGGTGGAGGTAGAGGATTACGGAGGATTGGAAAACCATCCGGGGCAGCTTTTGTACGTTAACCTTGGCACTACCCGGCCTTATCCCCTGAGCCTGTTCCATGCGGTACGCAACGAAATGGGCGCGGAGGACAAGAACGGCAGGTACGTTAACCGAACTTTGGGGCGAGGCTTCCACATGTGTTCCATTGTCTCGCACGGAGACTTTGAGACGGAACAAGCGCAGAATGAGTTCAGGGAAACCTTGTCAGAGATGATGGGTAGCGAGAACGCGGGTTCGGTTCTTGCTGTAAGGGACGAAAACGTAGGTACCGACAAGCCATTTATCAAGGTGGATCAATTAGGTTCACCGATAGACAGGGATTTGTACAAGGCCTATGTAGAGCCTTTGCGCAAAGACATTGCCATAGCTGCCTACAATATACCGTTACCGCTTATTGACAGCTCTCTTATGACGTTTTCCAACGCCTCGGGTGAGGTTATCAAGGAGCTACAGAAAGTCTATCGTAACAGTCTCGCAAAGGTACGTTACCGCATATCTCGCGAACTGTTCCAGATATTCGATTTAGACCCCACAATTACAGAAATTGAAAATAAATTTGATGAATATGTCGTATCCGATAGCACTATTCCGGCAGTTATTTGAAATCGCCACGGACGTTAAGGATAACAAGATAGAAAAAGCCTTTTTTGAGGCCGATCTACTTGATATCCTGCCCCAAACGGACTTAATGTATGCCGCCATACCTGAGAAGTACATCCCCGACGGGGAGGACTACGCCGGGGCGGAGAAAGTTATCTGTTACTATGCGTTCGCCCGGTATCTGCAAATAGCGGATCAGAACAGTACCACCACAGGCATTAAGATTCAAACCTATGGCGGGTCCATGGTAGTTCCTGACACAAGCAAGAACAAGCGTTTCGAAGCGGAAAGGCAGAAAGCAAACCTGTTTATAGAACCGTTGATCTGCAAGATGCGTAAAGACGGGGTGATTAAAACATGTACGGTCCTGAACACCCGCATAGGCTTAATAAAGTAGTATGAACTTAAATGATTGGGTCATATTGATAACCGCTTTGGGCGGTATTGAAGGTATCAAACAGCTTGCAAAGTTCTGGATGAGCCGCAAGACGAATGCGCGCATTGATGATGCCCGCGCGGATGCTGAGGAATTCAAGGCTTTGCGGGAATACAATGAGTTCCTGCAAAAACAGCTGTCCGAGAAAGAGGAACGATTTGTAGAACAGACAGGTCGTTTAAGAGGGGTACAGGATGAATTGTTCGCATTAAAGGAAGACAACTCTAATCTTAAACTTGAGCTGGCTCTGAAACGTTGCGAGAAAAAGAGATGCGGCGAACGTATTCCTCAGAATGGTTATTGATGTTGGAGGAAGGAGTTTCGCAACGGCTTCCTCTCGTATAAGTTTTGCAACTAAATGATAAACAAAGACGTTTCTGCAAATATAACGTATTTTTATGTAAAACAAAGGCTTATGAAATATTTCACAATCGCAGAACTCTGTAAATCAGATACTGCCGACCGGTTGGGAATTGATAACCGATGTAAGAAGGAACATGTAGTCAATATGACTGCATTAGTGGATAATGTTCTCGATCCGTTACGGGACGCCTACGGAAAGCCTATACGGGTGAACAGTGGTTTCCGTTGCCCGGAATTGAATAAAGCCGTGAAAGGTTCTAGTTCTGCAACAAGCGATCACATGACAGGGCGGGCGGCGGACATCACCGGGGGAAGCCCGAAAGAGAACAAGAAGTTGTTCTATATGATCCAGTCATTAGGCTTGCCCTTCGATCAATTGATCGACGAAAAGAACTTTGCTTGGGTACACGTCAGCTACCGGGAAGGGGCAAACCGTAAACAGGTTCTTGCGTTGTGAAAAAGCTATCTTGGATATTAGTCATATTGCTGGCTGTGGCTTGTGTGGTTGCTTGGTTCCGTCCGCACGAGCCTCTCTCAGCAGAAATACGTACCGAGACAAAGGTAAAGACTGTTGTAAAGGTTGATACGTTACTTATCTCTGCACCTATAGCTCCTCTGTTAGTTTTCCAGCTAACAGATACTATTCGTATTGGTGACACTGTTGTTCATCGTGAGCAGGCTTATTATGAGGATAGTCTTTACCGGGCATGGGTAAGTGGGTATCGTCCGAAGCTGGACAGTTTGCAGATATTTCCGAGAACCGTATATCAGACAGTGACGAATGATATTTACCATACACCGAAAAAGAAGCGTTGGGGGATAGGTTTGCAGGCTGGTTACGGCTATCCGTGCGGGATGTATGCGGGCATTGGTGTTAGCTATAGTTTTTTTCAATGGTAG